CTGGAGCCGCCTCTGCTTTAGCCGCTGGAGGAGGTACGTCAGCTTTAACAGAAGAATTTTCTTTTCCACCTCCAACAGCAGCTATCTTAACAGAAGGCTCTGTATTTTTATCTGGAGGCACAACGTTAAAAGGTTTTGGAAAAGCAGCTGGGGTACCAGGAGCCACTTGGGCTAGTGGAGGTGATTTAAACACAGGTAGAACCTCTCACGCTGGAACAGGAGTGCAAACTGCAAACATAGTTTTTGGAGGCGCAACTCCGCCAACCGTAGCAATTACAGAAGTATATAATGGAACAAGCTGGACAGAGGTTAATGATTTACCTGCAGGAAAAAGATATCCGGGTAGAGCAGGAACTACAACAGCTGCATTATCAATCGCGGGGTACCCTGGTTCAGGGAGTGGAGTTACCAATGTAGAAAGTTGGGATGGTACAAACTGGACAGAAACAACTGATGTTAACAATGCAAGATACGGTGGAGGATCAGCAGGAACTCAAACTTCAGCAGTATTTTTTGGTGGTTTTACAACCACTGTTCAAGCACACACTGAAGTATGGGATGGAACATCTTGGACGGAAACAACTAACATGAATTCAGGAAGATATGTGCCTGGATCTTTTGGAGCCTCTGGAACTTCAGCTTTAGGTGCGGGTGGATACCCAGGTCCCTCTCCAAGTGTTACAGCGAATGTAGAGACGTGGGATGGAAGTGCTTGGACAGAAGTTAATAATTTAAACACTGCTAGATATGGTTTTGACGGAGGTGGAAATGTGTCTATTGGAATGGTTAACGGAGGATATAATCCTTCATATTCAGCATTGACAGAAACTTGGAATGGAACAAGTTTTACAGAACAAGCAGATATGGCAACAGCTAGAAATAATTTATCTAATGGAGCAAATGCTGTAGCAGGTTTAGCTACCGGAGGTTCATCGCCACCAACGATATATGCAAACACCGAAGAATTTACAGCAGACAATGCTTTATCTACAGTAACCGTATCGTAGACTTGACCTTTATATAGAAAGGTATATAAAGACATCAGAATGAATAAAGGAGATAGAATGTCAAAAGAAAAACGTAATATAGCTACCAAGCTAGAAACAGAGTCAAAATATTTAACAAATATCTTAGATAAAGATGATGTTAAAAATTTTAAGAAATTAATACCCGAACTACAAGATACATGGATGAAGAAACAAATGTTTCGTACAGAAACAGAAATGAGATTCTCTGTGTTATCTGATAATAAATATCCAACGAAAGCTGCAAAGTATTGGCAATCGGTAAGAGAGCAGAATACACATTTTGAAAATTTAGTGCATTTATCATTTGATGCTAGGAAGAATGAAGTTGAGATAAAGAAACTACAAAGAGATATTAAAAAAGAAAAAGATCCATTAGAGAAAGAACTTAAACAAGTTGAACTAGAAGAAAAATTATACGCTAAAGCACAAATGGAATTAGTTGCTAAACATAGAATGAGAGAAGTTGCTACTTGGTCTAAACTTAAAAAAGAGTTTGATGATGGTAACTTTGATAAGAGAGATGTGAATACACATCAAGCTAAATCATATCTATTAAGATTTCAAAGACAGAAAGAAACAATAACTCCTGGTACAACACAACCAGAAGTGTTTAATATATTAGGACAACTAGAAGCTTTAGAGAAAGGTTTAAGAGAAAACACTTTGTCTTTAGATAGTAATAAAACTAAAAAATTAAAATGAACTTTGATTTTGTTTATTTAGGTCAGACGGTTTTAAAATACCAGGTCCCTTTAGAAGTATTCGTAGGTCTTAATGAAATTTACGAAAGACAAAAGAAACAATTACCAAAAGCTAACAAACAACTTGTAGGTAAAATACAAGATGAAGTGTCTTTGTTTTATGGTGGTCCTGACAATGAAAAAATGCATGCACATTCTTTTTTACCAAAAGACATTCTTAGATGGTTTGATTCTATATTTGATCATTATCTTAGATGGAACAAGATTGGTCCAAACGATAGATCTATAAATTCTATTTGGGTTAACGAAATGAAAGCAAATGAGTATAATCCTGTGCACGTACATCAAGGTAGACTCTATACAGGTTTATCTTCTGTGATGATTATGAAACTACCTAAAGATACAGGAGTAGAATATTCTGCAGAACAAAAACCTATGAATGGTAGGTTACAAATTATTGGATCAGCTAATGGTCAATTTTCTAAAACAGATTATGCACCTCAAGTAAAGATTGGTGACTTTTATGTTTTTCCTTATGACATGAGACACTGTGTGTATCCTTTTAATTCTACAAAAGAAAAAAGAAGAACTCTAGTTTGTAATGTAGATGTTAATTATGATCCCGTAGGTTCAAGAACAGGATCAGGAATGAGAGAATGATACCAAGAATGCCACGATGGCAATCATACGTTGCCACAACCACACAACCCATGTTTACACCTGAACAATGTAAAATGATTATTGATGCTGGTCATCAATGTGCACCTGAAGATGCTAAAGTGGGTGGAGGTGAATCTGGTAGATACGATACCAAGAAACGAGTAACAACGATATCTTGGATACCTTTTGATAAATTACCACAGATGTACAAAGTTATTGAAAATCAACTTTCCATTATAAACTTAAATCATTTTTATTTTGATGGTGTAAAACTTACAGAACCTGCTCAGTTTACCGTATATCCTAAAAAAGGTTTTTATGATTGGCATATGGATTTAAATGCTTTTGGTCAAGACGGTCAGAACCCAATCCGTAAAATATCTATGACATGTTTATTATCAGACCCATCAGAGTTTACAGGTGGCGATCTTTTATTTTCAGAGATGGGGCAGAATAAACCGTTACCCTTGAAACAAGGACAAGCAATATTCTTTGCATCATTTTTAAGACACAAAGTTGCACCTGTTAAAAAAGGTGTGAGAAAATCTTTGGTGATGTGGTTTGGAGGACCTCCGTTTAAATGAGCCAACTTCAAAGAAAAATATTATTTCCAACCGCTGTTTATTTTAAAGACATACCTAACGCTAAAGAACTTAATAAATACTTACTTAAAGAAATAAAAAAGTGGCGTAAAGCAGATCCCGAAGGAGAGAAGAAAACCAACTCTGGTTTTGGTTGGCATAGTAAAACTGATATGGACAGACGAAAAGAATATAAACCACTTATAGATGAATTATTTAAAATGGCTTACGAGTGTAATCAAGATTTTGGTGTTACAGGTAAATTAGGACTTGGTAATATGTGGGCTAATATTAATCCTACGTATAGCTACAACAAAACACATACACATCCTAACTCTATGTGGTCAGGTGTATATTATATTAAAGTGCCAAAAAACTCAGGTAAATTATTTTTAGAAGATCCAAGACCTGGTCCTAATACATACATGCCTAGAAGAGTAGATAATCTACCAGAACAATTATGGAGAGTATGTGCTTACGAACCCACGGAGGGACGTATGATTTTTTTTCCATCGTGGTTACCACATGGTGTAGATATAAACATGAATACAGACAAAGGTGAAAAGAACTGGAGAGTATCTGTATCTTATAATTTTATACAAGTATGAGTTTTAAGAAAAATAAATATCAAGTTATACGTGGTGCTATATCAAAAGAAGTAGCCGACATAGCTTATAGATATTTACAGATATCAGCAGAAGCAGATCACTGGATGTTAAACAATGGTGTGACTCATGCAGGTAATAAACTTGTAGGTAATTTTAACGATGCACAAGTTCCTAACTCTTACGCTAAATATGGTGACAGGTTGATGGAAACACTGTTAATTAAAACCATAGCTGTAATGCAGAAAAAAACAGGCCTTAAGTTAGTGCCAACATATTCATACACAAGACTTTATAAAACAGGTAATATTTTAAAAAGACACAAAGATAGACCTAGCTGTGAGATATCCACTACACTAAATCTAGGTGGAGATGCATGGCCCATATTTATCGATCCTACGGGGTCTGACAACGTCATAGACGAGTATAAGAACATACATAAGCCGGGAGCACCCAAAGGTATAAAAGTAGACCTAAAACCAGGAGATATGCTTATCTATTCTGGC